TCCTCCAGATCTTATTTTTAGTAAGCCTGGTAATTTATATGAACCTCAAGTTAATGAAGTTTTTGAAAGAAATGGGCAAGAATGGAAGTATGATGGATTTAATTGGAGAAAAAGAATTAGTTATGGCACAGTTTATTTTGATACTAGAGCAGAAGAACTTTTAGAAATTAGTGGTAAAGAATCTTGTGTTCCAGTAACAAACTTTCAATATGAAGAACGTGTTGAAAATGAAAAAAGAAATATTTACGTACTAAAACCAGATTACTTGACCATCGTTTTAGATGATATTGAAAATATTATGGAATACAAAGAAGGTTCTGAACAGTATGTGTCCAGAACCCTTAAGAAAGGAGATAATCCTCGTTTATATGATTAATTAACTTTCAGCAAGACGCTGGAAGTAACTAAGAGCATCATCATCTTCATCATCAGAAGATTTTGAGGAACTCAACGATTCAAGTTGAGCACTCAGATCGTCAGGAAGTTGACTTTCTTGAGTTTGACGAGAACTAAAGTCTGGTTTAAAGGAACCACGGGTGGTATCCTCCTCTTCATACTCATCAGGGTCTTGATACTTAGGAGTTCCTTTTTTACCAAGAACATAGTCAAGACGCTTTTGAAGTTCTTCATAAGTTTTAAACTCAGAAGCAGCAACCAGATTTTGAAGAGAATATTCTGTCTTCCATACACCCTCTAGTGCATCATCATCCTTAAGAAGAGGTGCTTGACGATCAAACTCAGATTTGTCGTAATTCCAATAACCATCAACCTTACGAATCTTCAGTTTGAAGTTGGCACCTTGCCAGAAGTCGAAGGGATTGATGGGTTCTTCATCTTCAAATTCTGGTTGCATTGCTGCCATAACCTTGTCAAAGATTTTAGCACCATACTTGAAGAGGAATACTTTACCCTCATTAGCGGGATTTGCGGGGTCCTTTACAACATAGATGTTGGAATAGTAAGACAGTTTACGCTTCTGCTTACGGACAGTTTCTTTGTCCTTTTCGTTGCCACTATTCCAGAGTCCACGGTTATATTCAGACACTGGATCCTTTTGACCAATGGTAGTCAGAGAGTTCTCGATATACCAACCACCAGGACCTTGGAATCCATGAGAATACATTTTTACCCAAGGAAGGTCTTCTCCTTCAGGAGCGGGGAGAAAACGAATAACTGCATAACCATTACCAGTTTTATCCATTTCTGGTTTCCAAAGACGCTCATCAGCACCATTAGAACCAGTGTTCATCTTCTCAACTTCTTTTACCAGTTTTTGAGTAAGAGAACCAAGTGAAGACTGTTTTTTAAGATCTGCGAAAGACATTAGATTACCTCGTATTTTTGAGATTCGGCTTGTGTGTGTCCTTTGGGGACTTGCGGTGGACACTTACCAGTATAGTGCAAGTCCCCTAGTACGTCAACCTTCTATTTTATTGACCTGATCCTTCATTTGTTGGATCAACTTTTCCATATTTGAGAAGATGATGTTCATATCCATTCCCTCTGGAAGTCCCATCATCATTGCAGACTTAGATATATTTTCTTTCATCTTTTTTGCCTCTGGATCATCCGACAGAGACAATCTTGTATACAATACTTTTTGCTTTTCAAGTAAATCTTGGAGTACATTTACATGTTCAAGTTTTCCTTCTCGATCCATCTTAAAAAACTTAAACATGTTTTCATATAGTTTTTCCTGAAGTTCGTTAATATGTGCTATTTCAGAACGAACGACTTCAGAATCAAAAAAACTCATAATACACACTCCTTTAAAATTTTTTTGAATTTGAATATATCAATATTTAGGAAGGAATTGTATTTTTTGATATTTTTTGAGACTAGTTGCCAAACTGGGTCTATCAATTTCTTATCAAAATCATTCCCGAACAGGAATATTCTATCATATATGACTATGGTTTCTATGCTAATTTTACCGTTCAGGAACTTTTTAAGTAACGGTGGATGACCCTTTGAACAGTCAAAAACTTCTTCAAATTTATGTTCTGTGAATAACTCTGTAGTCTCTTCTTTAAAGATATACGCCAAAGATTCCTTTTTCTTCTTCCAATCGTTATATACAGATTCACCTTCTCTAATTATTTGACCAATCCAAAGAGAATCTGCATCTCCAGAAGAAACAAAGTTAGCAACAAAGAAGTCAACAATCTCTTTATCGTTTTTTTGTCTACCTAACTTTTCAAACCAATACCGATCCTTCCTTTTATAAAAGGCTTGCAGGGAGGCACGAGTTTTACCACAATACTTATGATAATCGTAATTATCTTTTGTAAAATGATTTTTTAACGCAAGATATGTTTTATATACATCAAACGGGGTCATAATTTTGGAAGGGGGGTTTTTCAGAATTTTCCCCGCGATAATTTTTCCGACTTTTTCGTAATTAAAAAACCAATTTCGCTCTGGAAGTCCTTTTTAAGAAGTTTAATTCCATTGCATCATACTTAATCTTCTCCTTCAATGGTTTTGATATAAGTTTCGGAACGGATTCTAAATCGATACTATTTTTTTCGCAGAAGTGAATGATGGCATCGATGTAATTCATATCTTTGTTATTTTTAACTAGAACCTCAATCTCTTGAGCAAATTTTGTCGGGCAAAAAAACTTCTTTTCTAATACCCTCTCAAACTCGTCTTCTAGTTTAACTGGCATAGCTTTCCAATTTGTAGTTAAGAAACTCTCTAGTGTATTCCATGAGTAGTTTAATGTATTTTGATTTGTCATACTCTTCATAAACAACGCATTCTCCATTTTCACATGCCATAATAATGACAAGTTTTTTTACTTGTAATCCTGTTAGTTCATACAGCATACATCCATATGCCATACACTGTACAAAATAATGTTCAATCCACTCTACTGGTTTAGGTTTTTTTGATGTTTTGAAATCAATGATAGCAAGTTCTCCATCAAATTCAGCAATACAGTCTACGGTTCCAGCGATTCCTAGAACCTTACTATACATTGAACCTTCAAGTGCATGAATATTATTTATTCTTTTTAAATCTGGCAGTGCAATTTTAAACAAGAAATCTGACAAAGGTTGAACTTTAGGAAGTTCTTCATTCTTAAGATGATATTCAACAAGAGTGTGCATATCAGTGCCACGACTTGTTGCTTGTCGTGTAATTTTATCTGCTTCTGCTTCACCAATCCTTTTACGCCAGTTTGCAAAAAACTGACGATTTTTGTGACTAGTAACTGATGTAATAGAAACTAATTTGAGTAGTTCATTTACATCAGGGACAAGATAATATCGAACACCATCTATAGTCTCCCTCTTGAGTTGAGGGAGATTCAAATCAACGTGAGTAAACATCAAAATCCTAATTCATGTTTTGCAATTAAGTATTCCTTGCAGAGACCAGAACGAACAATATCATCAAGACCAAACTCAATAATATCAAACGATGGCATGACTCTAAGAATTTTCATAAAGTCGATGATACCATTTCTCTCATTAGTTTTTTGCAAATCTGATTGAGTTGCATCACCACAGAAACAAATCTTGGTATTCTCACCAGCTCTTGTAATTATACTATCAAGTTCATGAAAGTTCAAGTTTTGGAATTCATCTACGATAATAATTGCTCTATCTAAAGTAGTTCCTCTTAGGAATGATGTAGACCAAAAACTAATTGTCCCTTGAGTTTTAAGATTACCATACAACATCTCAAACTCAGCGTCTGTTGCCATTTGGAACATGTATTTAACCATGTTCTTATATGGAATTTGATAGATATCTGCTTTGTCTTCGTGTGTTCCAGGGAGGAACCCAATTTCTCTGGTAGCAACAAGAGATCTGACGATATAAATTTTTTCAAAAGGAGTGTTCTCTGATAAAACATCTTTTAATGCATTATATAAAGTGATAAATGTTTTACCTGTGCCCGCCGCACCGTATGCAACAATATTTTTTTCTTGATCATAAGAATCAAACAATCTTGTTTGATTATCAGTTAAAGGATCAATCTCAAGTAAAAAATCTAAATTAACTGGTTTCTTCCTTTTCATTTGTTTAGTAGTCATACCAACACCGATTGGTTGAAACTCAGTTCTTCTCTTTCTGCTTGCCATAAGTTAAATCTTCTTGACTGTTGACTTTGGTGCTTTTGATGCGCGTTCTAGGACTTCATTCCATCCTGGTTTAGATTTGATCAGTTTGTCCTTCCACTCACCAAGCTCAGCGGCAGCAGCACAACCTTCAGACCAATCTCTCTGCCATTCAGGATTATCCACATACCACTGTTGGATATCATGAACACTCATCTCAATAACTTTTTTCTCACCAGTCTCTTTATGGATAATAGGATAAATTGCCATAACTTTTATAATAAAGATAAATTATTTATTGGATAATGATGGATGGAGCATCAACACACTCAGGACAGTTCTCTGGTTCCCATCCAAGTGCTTTAGCAATATCAGGGAACTGACAGATAAAGACGCACCGCGCTGCCTCTGCAATGTCCATATGCTCCTTCTGAGTGCCGTGAGCAGACCTAAGATCGATATAATGTATCCATGACCTGACTGATCCCTTCATGTAAATTCTTGTTGGAGTTGCCAATGGGAGCACAAACCTTGCACATTCCTTTGCCACACCCTTCTCAAGCATTTTATCGTAGAGACGTTGTGCCTCTTCAAAGTGCTGCTCAATCATTCCCTCAAACTTTTCTCTTGTACGCTCATCCAAATCATTAGTTGAGTTCTGACGGTTCTTCTCATCCTGTCTACGAAGTTCAGGAACCTCAGGAAGTTCAGTCAGAAGTTTTGTGTCAGCATATCGTTGTGAAAATTCTTGAAATACGAAGGACCTATGACGAAGCACTTGAGCTGCCAGTCCTCTAGTGGTGTTAATCTCAAGGGTCATATCTGCTTGTTCAAAGATAGACCAATGGTTTTGTTTAATACAATACCGAAGAAGTCCTGCAGCAGTATCAAACTTAAGTTGGTTATTTGGATTACTTACACGAGCAGTATATGTAATCACTTCCTGTGCTGATTTCCCTGCAAGTTCTCCTGCACCTTGAGTGACAGAAATCAGTTTAACAATACTAGACATTTAAATCTCCAAATAATTTTTAAAAACTTCTAATGCAGAATCCCAATGTATAAACTGACCTGCTTGATTAAGTGGAACAAAACACAGTGTCCATCTACCATATGGTGTAGGGTTATTTGTTCCGTGTAAAACACCAACGTTAACTAAACTAGGTCGGTTTGTATTTGCTTCATACAACAGTTCACAATCTTCTTCATTTGCCCAAAGATTATCATGATACTCATCAGTGCTACCCTGATAACCATTTAGTTGCATTCGTTTAGTTTTATCAGACTTCCACCATTGTATCACACCTTCTTCAGGTCCCCAAGTCATATTAATCTTGGCATGATTTGTGTAGTGTCCATGATCAGTATGAATAGGAATCTTAGAGAATGGTGGTGTGTAAAAAACTTCTTTAAGATGAAGAATCAATCCAAGATCACTAAACAATTCTTCCATTGGATAGAATGGATAATCATTGATATAAAAATGCCTGATTTGATTACCTTGTTCCCTAAACAAAGGAAGCGGTCCAATAGTAAAAGGTAAGTTAAGGTATCGATGATAAGTATTAATAGCAGTATCCATCATCATCCTCAAAAACTTCATCGTAATCAGTTATTTTTTCGTCGTACTCTTGCATATAACTTTCGGTATCGGAAAAAACTTCAGATTCTATTTCCGAAACAAGTTGTTTAAGATCACGGATCAATACCTTTAGTCTGTCTCTATCCATTTTTATCAACCTCAACAAAGGTAATTATAGACAAAAAAAGGGGAGGGGTCAAGTCCCTCCCTCTTATTAATTAATTAGCATATGTTTACACAGTTTTTTACAAGTTTGTTGATTATCATCACATTCAATTAAACAATTAAAATAATCATTGACCAAATCATTTTGCTCATTACATCGATCTAGCGTATCCTCAAAATTTTTCCATCCAGCCAGTTGATTGTAAGAAATTAAATTGTGCATAATAACCTCCATGCACAAAGAACAACATGATAAAGAAGTTTTCTTTCATCTAAATCACCTCTTAATTCTACTACTATGTAGGACAATTGTGTTGATTTTCTGATATTACGCAATAAAAA